CGCTCAAATCTGGTAAGGATATTGACCAACAGGGGGTTGGAAAATCTATCCTCTTATCCTTTAGAAAAGAGAATAGAAATTGTCAAGAGTAAACTTAATCAAAACGAAAAGGAGTTGAAATGAATGAGCTTGTGAAGTCTAACAATTTTATCATCTCCAATTATGACGAATTGGAAAAGGCAGCCAAAGCTTTGGCTGCCAGTAAGTATTTTACTGATTTGGATACCGTTAGCAAAGCGATCACTAAAATCTTGGCTGGACAGGAATTTGGCTTTGGACCCTTTGCATCCGTCAACGGTATACATATTATTCAGGGCAAACCTGCTATCGGTGCTAATCTGATGGCTGCAGCCGTGAAGCGTTCAGGAAAATATAATTATCGTGTAATAAAGCTGGATGATACGGTTTGCGAAATTAAGTTCTATGAGAACGGCGAGGAAATCGGGACTTCTACTTTCACGGTCGAAGATGCCCGCAAAGCAGGTACAAAGAACTTAGATAAGTTCCCGCGTAATATGCTATTTGCCCGTGCTATTAGCAATGGCGTGCGTTGGTTCTGCCCTGATGCTTTAAATGGCAGCTCAGTTTATACGCCTGAAGAACTGGGCGCGGAAGTAGATAGTGAAGGCAATGTTGTAAGTATTGACGAAGCTGAAGTAATTGATGATGTCACAGTTGATGCGGTCTTTGAAGAAGCTGAACCTAAAGTTAAAACTGAGCTTGAACCTGAACGAAAAATACAAGTTCCACAAGATGATTTTATGACTTTAGAGGAAGCCTGTGCGATCACCAATTCAGAAGGCACACCTTACGGAAAGCTTTCGGCAAAGACGCTGCAGAATATGTCTATTGGCATTGGCAAAGCTCTGAAAAATCCAAATTTATCACCGGAAGAAAAGGCTGAATATCAGCGGAAGTTCAAGGCAATTGGGATTTTGCTCAAGGCGAAATCCGAAGGTGTGATCGAGTAAATCAAATTAGTAGCCCGCCCGCAGGCTTTGTATGCGGGCAGAAAAGGAGCAATATGAAAAAATATATAGCCAGCGAGATTGATATGGAACGCGAGGCGGCTTATAGATCAGGATATTACGATGGATTTTGGGCGGCATTGAGAACTTTCGATACCGTTATGAATGCAGGCTTCACGCGCGATGTTGCTTTTGAATACTGTGAGCGGTTTTGGAATACCGATCTGTGGGAGTGGGTGAAGAGTGATCTTGGTTCTAACTCACTTGCACCAGAAATTGTTATAGAATAAACGGCTTGACAATTATGATTAATCGTTTAGAATATACAGATGAGCAGCCAAAAATAAAGCAAACCTAATTAGGAATATAAGGCTGGCTTCCAACCCCGCTGCTCGGGCTGGAGACCAGCCTTATGTTTAGGAAGGTAATCATGAACTTAGTTTTAACTTATGGCAAGTCGGCAAGGATCTTTTCAATGGATTTAGCAGTAAGAATTGGTCTGAATGAAGCGATCGTGCTAAACCAAATTGATTATTGGATTAATGTTTATGAAGAAAAGCAAGATGCTGAACATTATCGTGACGGTCACTGGTGGGTATATAACACAATCAAAGAATGGCAAGATAACTTCCCCTGTTTTAGTGAACGTACTATCTATACTATCCTGAAAAACCTGCGCGATTTAGGACTTGTTGAAACAGCCAATTATAATAAAGCTGGCTATGATAGAACTCTCTGGTACACAATAAATTATGAAAAGTTGAATGCCTTAGCAGAAAATCCATCTTGCAAATTTTGCGAAATGGATAATGCAAATCTTGCATCACCTATACCAAAGAATAACACAAAGAATACCAAAGATACATATATAAGCGCAAGCGCTGAAAAAGAAAATGATGGCATTAATGAAGAAACCGATATAGGATTTGGCTATTTCGAAGCAGAAGACCCAGAAATAAATAAATATCTGCAAGTATTTCAACAAGAACTGGGCAAGCCAATAATGGCGTATGCGATCGATTTAGAAATAATCAAAAAGTTTATTGCTGCTGGATTAACACCAGAAGAATATCGACAGGCTATTCGTGAACAAAAGAAAACTAAATACACAGTTTCAACTATCAAATCAACAGAAAATTTTGCGCTGAACTTTAAGAAACCAAAACATAATTCAAGGCACAAGCAAGCAAATCCTAATCTGAGCAACTTTAGTGGTATTTGGAATAGTCAGAGCAGGGATGCAAAGGTACGCCTGCTAAAAGATATGAAGGCACGCGGGATACTTGAGCCCGGTGACGAATTAGAAGCGATCGAAGTGGGATTATTGGAGGAAGAGAATGGGTGAACTTTGTATTTCTGATTGCCCGATTTGCGGCGGTATTGGTTGGGTTAATGTAAAACAGGATGGTTATTGGTTATCATCTCCTTGCCCTAATCGTCCTAAATATTATGGCTCAACTGGCTTAGAACGTAATGAATGGGAGTTTAGCGTAGATAAGCTAAAGCAAACTAATGAAGTAAAACTAATGCGCAATGCAATTGGCAAGCTGTTTACTGATGGCAAAGGCATGCTATATATTTGTGGTGGCTTTGGTATCGGTAAAACTTACACACTAAAATCAGCTGTTATTGAAGCCGTGAATAAGGGTTACGAGGCTTATTATATCCGCCATAATATGCTTATTGATAATTTGCGCCAAGCTTATGATGATAAAAGTGGTCAGTCGGTTTACAGGGAACGAATGGATGATTATAAAAAAATTCGTTTTCTGGCAATTGATGAATATGGGCGTGAGCGGATGACGGAATTTTCAAAGAACGCAATGTCTGAACTTTATGATTATCGCTACGAGAAAGCAATCAATGGCAATTTGATTACTATCTTAGCTTCTAACTTCCCGCCTGAAATGACAATGGATGAGTATATGCAAAGCAGGGCTAATGACTATCGCTGCTCTGTATTAAAACTTAATGGCAAAGATTTTAGAAAAGGAGTTTGAAATGAAAGACGATCTATTAGAAACAGTCAAGCAAATAAAAAATAAAGAAGGTGAACTGCTGCTTTACATCTATGATGGCTTGCCAGAATTCTGGCGGGCTTATGCACGGGCGAGCTATGATAGACTGATTAAATTGAAGGTCAGGAATTTAGGAAAGCAAGGGGCTGCTGAAGTAGCCATAAAGATAGCAGAATTTCTAAGCAGCAAAGTTGGAGTAAACGAAAACATTTAGACAAAAGGAGTTATAGCAATGTATCAGAATTTGATTTTGATTGGTAGGTTAGGGACGGAGCCGGTGTTGCGTAAAACACTAAAGGGGCAACCGGTGGTAACTTTTCAGTTTTACACACGCGAAAAACGCTGGAATGATCAAGATACACCCACAACGTTAACCGTTTGGTGGCACATCTCTATGTTCGGTGAAAAGGCAAAGGCTGTGGCAGCCGGCGCGCATAAAGGGGATCGGCTAATGATAGAGGGCTCGCTGAACCCAGCGCCAAACGGAAATCCGCGCGTCTATCAGCTGAAAAGTGGTGAATGGGCTGGCACTTATGATGTAACTGCCAGAATGTTTAGATTTTTGGAACCACCGCAGATTGGTGAAGAGTGCTCAGAAGAACTGAGTGAATTATTTGAAGGGTGATAGGAGCAGAAATGAGCGAACCAAAATGGATTCCAATTGAGCAGCAAGAGCCACAGGAAAGCGACTATTATTTAGTATTTTTCCCTGCGAGCGAAGAATTTGGCAATGAAGATATTATAGACATTTGCTTTTGGTGGTATGATTCCTTTGTTGGCGGCGGTATTTCTTATGAAGAAAGTAAAATGAAATATACTCATTGGATGCCATTGCCAGAGCCACCGAAAGGAGAATAACGATGACCACTGAACCATTGACTTTACTCGACTTAGCAGCTGGCTTGACACTGCTCATTGCACTTGTGGCAATCGTGGTGAACGTGATTGCTTTGGTGAAAGAGTATATAAAGAGCCAAAATGTCCGAGCATGACGAGCAAGCGACACTTTTTGCAATAGCCAGCTACCGCCCAGAATTGCGCTGGATGTTTGCCATTCCGAACGGGGGCTACCGTACTAAAGCCACGGCTGGCAAGATGGCGGCTGAGGGGCTTAAAGCTGGAGTGTGGGATATCTATCTTCCCCGATCCAGCAAGGGCTATCACGGCTTATTTTTGGAGATGAAATGGGGAAAGAATACGTTGACACCAGCTCAAAAAGAGTTCGGGGATTATGCCACACAGCAGGGCTATTGCTGCAAAGTGGCTTATAGCGCCGAAGAGGCAATTGAGATTATTGACGAGTATTTAGGGCTGTCATGACTTGGTCTGGTGGAATTGCCGAATGGGTTCAGGGCGATACTGCTTACATATCGTCTGTATTTTCATGGAATTTGCAGAAAACATATATGCGATGTGTCTTTTACAAAAGCGCTGGCTATAAAGTTAGAGTTGGCGGACAGAATGTTGTCATGAACCCATCAATGTTTAAGGAGTTTGATACAAGTGGAGAGGTTGATGCGCTAAAATACCATAATCCTGATGCTGTATTTACGAGTCGTGGATGTATTCGCAACTGTTCCTTTTGTTTAGTTCCAAAACTGGAAGGTAGTTTGCGAGAATTAGATGATTGGGAGGTCAAGCCGATCATCTGTGATAATAATCTATTGGCATGCAGTCAAGCTCATTTTGATAAAGTGATAGATAGGCTGCTCGAAAAGCGCCTAACTGGAATTGATTTTAATCAAGGATTAGATGCACGAATATTGACTGACCATCACGCACAGAGGTTTGCTGAATTGCCAAATGACACGATTATCAGATTGGCTTGGGATAATATCGATACTGAGCGCCTTTATATGAGTGCATTTAATAGATTGATTGATGCTGGAATAAGACGCAATCAAATAAGAACTTATGTGTTGATTGGTTATAAGGATACGCCTGAGGATGCACTTTATAGGCTTGAGAAAATAAGAGAATTAGGAGCATTGCCAAATCCAATGAGATACCAGCCTCTTGATGCACAGAGGAAAAATTCTTATGTCGGAGAGAACTGGACTAATGAATTGTTAGTAAGTTATATGCGCTATTGGAGCAATATGAGATTTTATAGCGGACTATCCTTTGATGAATTTAGGGATAAATGCAGATGCGATGCTGTAATTGATGAACAAGATAAATTATTTGAATTGGGAGTTTAGGAAACGAGGCGAGCAATGAATGAAGTAGAATTGAATGAGATGTTAGGAAGTGAGCTGTTTGATAGATTGTCCCAAGATGATAAAGAATTATTATTAAATACCGCTGGCAAATTTGATTTCAATATTGAAGGCGAAATTCCTAATAAACCATTTTGCCCGCAGCCATTTTATGTGATAGATAAAGAGCTCGGAGAAGTAGTAACACATCCAAGCTCTATGGATGAAATTGAGGAATTGCAAGCCGTTGCACCAAACGGAACTCATTTTGCCATTGATTGTTATGGGCAATTGTTAATATTAGATGGCTTAGGAAACTGGATATTTGCTCCAGAAAAATATATATATGTATTCAATAGTGATTATTGGACTTAATTAAGGATTAAATGATGACCAGTCTACTTGCTAACGGCAAGCCACACTTTGTGTATATTGACGAGGAAACGAAAAGAATGTGGTGGATAATGCCAGATATGGA